CCCCAGGCTGGTGTCGGGCCAGCCGGATTGCATTGTGTACGGCACGGTGTACTTCGTCCCGAGAACGCTGGTGCCTTTTGACTTGTCGGTGCGTTTGAGCTGGCGAGCCACCTTTCGGGGCAAGAGCCGCATATAGATCGATTTGAGGAATTTGAAGGGTCCCTCAGTGAGATGCAAATCGAACCTGGATTGGTCGTCTTCCAGGAAAATCACTTGCTCATCATCGTCGAGCATCTGCGTGATACAGTCGACAGAGTTGGTGAGAGCCTCACCTATGCCCTCGTTGCTGAGGCCACAGGTGTAGATGATTTGTTTGCCACTCCTGACTTCCGCGGGAGTGTAGCCAGTTGGTTTCAGGCCCTTGCGTGTTTTCTTAGCAAGTTTGCGGACGTAGGGTCCGACTGACGCTGAAAGTTCGATGGGACACCCTTGGATAAATCTGGGGTCCTTCTCTTTGGCTATACCGCGGCCATGTGTCTTCCTGAGTGCCAGCTCCCGCTTGAGGAAACTTCGCGCTTTCGGTAGACTCGGCACGACATATCCCTCACGTTTTAAGTTAAGGAAAATGTCGCGTTTTGCTGGCTTGAATGTAGAACACCACTGTTCATACGGGATTGGTCGGGTCACACGCTCAATCTTTCCAACAAGGATTGGAGTGATGTTCTTGATCGTGTTCTTCCATTTTCCCTTCACTCGGGCCATTTGTGCAGGATTCACATGGTATGGGAGTTTCTTGCCAACTCGACCATCCATGCTTATCTCTTCGTTGTGTGTGCATTGTCGGTGGATAACGACTTCGACTCCCTGCACACCCATTACCCTCGTACATCCGAATTTTGGGTTGCAGCACTCATCGTGTTGCACCCGTGTGTACCCGTCCTGAGTTTCAACCGCCTTGATGGGGTCGTGCTCTAGACATGTGTCATAGTACTTTCGGTATGTGCTTTTCCTCGCGAGGAGGGTCATCTCCAATGCATCCAACATCATATCAGTGCTGCCCATTCCATAAAAGCAGTACAGATTCCAACTGATGTGAAAAACCATGCAAAGTAGCTTTGCGAACACGACACTTCGTCCAGAGAAAGCCGTGGGGCTTCCTCCTGCCAGCAATGCTCCATGCACGA